TAGAATTTTCGATTGATAAGGATGACTATAAAATTATTCGTGGTTTATCTCCAAAAATCTTTGAGATACACAGAAACAATAAATTGATCAATCAAGATTCTAAAAATATTGATTATCAAGATGTTCTAGAAGAACAAATCCTGAAAATGAATTATAAAACATTCACACAGGTAGTAATTTTAGGAAGTTCTGCTTTTATACCGTTCATGCAACTCACGGCTTCAGACAGAAGAGCCGTAATAGAAAATATTCTTGATATTAATATTTTCACAACAATGAATGTTATTCTTAAGACAAAGGTTACTATTGCAAAAGAAAATATTACAGATATTGTAAATAAAATAGAACTACAGAAACAGAAAGTTGAATATCAGCAAAAAATTGTAGATAATCTAACATTACGTCTTAATAATGATGTTAAGAAGATTCAGGAAGAAATAGACCAACATACAATAGAAGAAAATAATTATTTACAAGAAATTGAAAAATTACAACAAGAAAAAAATTCTATAGAATTAAATAGTAAAATACAAGATATTTTGAATTTTTTTAAACAGAACGAAACTACAATATCGCAATTTACATTTAAGATATCTGATCTAGAAAAAGAAATTAAGTTTTATGAAAAAACAGAGAATTGTCCTAAGTGCAAAACACATTTATCAGAGAGTCTAAAGAAAGAAAATATTGATTCGTTAACAGATAATATTACTTCATTAGAAACTAAAATAAATTCTTTGGCAGAATTAAATACAGATAATCAAAAAATTATCTCAATAGAACAAAAAAATAAAACAAGAATAGCCAATATTGAAGGTAATATTAAAGATATAAATTCTTCAATAAGAGAAGTAAAATCTTTGATTGCATATAAAAATAAACAACTTCAAGAATCAACAAAAATAGAAATAGATTTATCTAGAGAAAAAGCAGTTCTCAAAATGGAAAAATCTGAATTACTTAAATTAAGTAAAGAATCTGAAGTATTAAAAGAAGATTTATCTTATCTTAAGTTGGCTGGTGATATTCTAAAAGACAATGGTGTTAAGATTAAAATAATTAAACACTATTTGCCTTCTATGAATAAGTTCATCAATAAGTATCTAAGATCTATGGATTTCTTCATTCAGTTCAATATAGATGAAGAATTTAACGAGGTTATAAAAAGTAGACACAGAGATGAATTCAGTTATATGAATTTTAGCGAAGGTGAAAAGATGCGTATTGATTTAGCACTTCTATTAGCATGGAGAGAAATCGCTAAAATGAAAAATAGTGTAAACTGTAATTTGCTTATTTTAGATGAAATTTTTGATTCTTCTCTTGATTCTGTAGGAACAGACGAAGTTTTAAGATTGTTGAATGCTCTAGGGACAAAAACGAATGTATTTGTAATAAGTCATAAGGCAGATCAAATAGTCGATAAGTTTACGAATACAATAACTTTCGAGAAGAAGAATAATTTTAGTAAAATGACCATTTCATAAATATTATTATGAGTAATCCTGATAAACTTAATTATAGAGGAAATTTTAAAGAATATGATTCCCGTGGATATGAAATAACATATAATGTGGGGGATGTCGTTCTTTATGATGGTAAAGAATATATTGCCATAGAGAGGAACAAAAGATCTCTTCCTATAAAGAAAAATTCTGGATGGAAAGAACTCTCTGGTGATATAGAAGATTATCATTATTCTGACAGTATTCCCTTAAATGCTAATGTCGGGGATAGATGGGTTGACAGATTAACTGGTGTGATGTATACTTACATTGAAGATAAAAATGGATTTCATTGGGTAGAATTTTAATGGACAAGAATAAAAATCAACAACCAAAGCCACGAACGGATCGTGGCGTTCATAACAAAGAAAAGAATGGAAAGAAGCATCGACTCAAGCAAGATCTGCGTAATTACGTAGGTAATACTAATGATCTTGATGAGTTTGATGACTTTGATGAAGTTGAAAATTTTGAAGAATTTAAATGAAAGATTACTATGAATACAGCGACACAAATTACGTTGAGCAAGACAACACTTGCTATCCTGAAGAATTTTGCATCACTCAATTCGAATATCCTGGTAAACCCAGGAAATACAATCAAGACAATCACACCTTCGATGAATGGTATGGCTGAAGCGATTGTAGAAGAAACATTCGATACTCAATTTGGTATTTGGGATCTGAATAAGTTTCTTGGAGTGATTAGTCTTTTTACAAATCCAACTTTTGAGTTTGGTGAGAAGTCTGTTACAATTTCAGGTAGCAATAATTCTGTTGTTAATTTTGGTTACTCTGAACCACGACTTTTGACTACACCTACGAAGAATGTTAATATGCCAGAGATTGCAGTAGAAGTGAACATTACACAGGAAATGTTCTCTGAACTTAGTCGAGCAAGTTCTATCATGCAATTACCTGATATTTCATTCGCTGGTAATGAAGATGGTATCTTCGTTGAAGTATCAGATAGGGCTGATCCATCAAGTAATAGTTGTAAGATTCGTCTTGATGACAACTTAGATGATAAGGACTTTGCATTCCATTTCAAGATGGATAATATCAAACTCCTTCCAGGAAACTATAAGATTTCTTTCGCCAAGCAACTTGCTGGGCGATTTGAGAATGAGAATATTCAGTTGACCTACTGGTTTGCGATGCAACCAGATTCTTACTGTAAGTGATTTATTATGAAAACAAACCCAGAACACTTTCTCTTTGTAGAGAAATATCGACCCAAGACTATCGATGAATGCATTCTTCCCATGTCCTTGAAGCAAACCTTCAAGGACATGGTTGCTAAGGGTGAGCCACAAAATTTATTGCTTTTTGGTACTGCTGGTACTGGAAAGACCACAGTAGCCAAAGCATTATGCAATGAAATGGGATGTGATTGGATCATCATCAATTGCTCTGAAGAGGGTAATATTGATACTCTACGCACAAAGATTCGGCAGTTTGCTAGTACAGTTTCTTTTTCTAATGGTGTCAGGAAAGTAGTTATTCTTGACGAGTTTGACTATTCAAATGCGAATAGTATTCAACCAGCCCTTCGTGGAGCAATTGAAGAGTTTGCAAATAATTGTAGATTTATTATTACTTGCAACTACAAGTCTAGGATTATTGAACCTATCCATTCACGATGTACTTGTATTGACTTTACAGTTTCTCAAGAAGAGAAGAAGCAAATTTGCACCCAACTGTATACTCGTTGTGAACAGATTCTTAAGAACGAAAAGATTAAATACGAATCTCCAGTTCTAGCAAAGCTTATCAATAAGCACTTCCCAGATTTTCGTAGAATTTTGAATGAACTTCAGCGATATTCTGTATCTGGAATTATTGATCATGGTATTCTGGTAAATGTTACAGATTTGGAAGTCAAAAATCTTATTGACTTTATGAAAAAGAAGGACTTTTCTTCCGTCCGTAAGTGGGTAGCAGCTAATGTTCATTTATCCCACACGGATATTTTTCGAAAAATCTATGATAATTTAGCAGAGGTTCTAACCAAGCAATCTATTCCACAGGCTATTATTGTAATCGGAGAATACCAATACAAGGCTGCATTTGTTGCGGATCAGGAAATCAATATGGTGGCGTGTTTGGTAGAATTGATGATGAGTTGCGAGTTTAACTAATGGATCTTGGTGAATACTTAAATTCTATTAATAAGTCCAAAAAGGATATAATCGGTTCTAATGAACAGGGGGAAAGAGGTTATATCCCTTTTATTATTAATAAGTCACTTTCTTATCATAAAGATGCTATTTTTCATGCTAATTTTATGAATTTAAAGCCCAATCTTGATAAGAAAATGCAGTATGATTATTATCTGCACTCCTTACCAAAGGGTAATAGATATGCAAAGTGGCATAAAGACGATAAAGGCTCCATAGAGCCTATTATGGAGTTTTATGGATATTCTAGAGCCAAAGCTACAGAAGTGGCTAAAATCCTTTCAGAAAGCCAGCTAGAGGCCATAAAAGAGTCCTTGAATAAGGGTGGAAAGTCCTAAAAATATAAATAATTTATATTTTATGGAGTTAAAATGACAGAAGATGACGATATTTTTGATGGCCTTGGTGTAGAGATTAATCTTAAAAATAAAGAAGATTTTCTTAAGGTAAAAGAAACATTGACAAGAATTGGAGTTTCTTCTAAAAAAGAGAAGAAATTATTCCAATCTTGTCATATTTTACATAAACGTGGTAGATATGCGATTATGCATTTTAAGGAAATGTTCTTACTTGATGGTCTTGAAAGCGACATATCAAATGATGATATAGGTCGTAGAAATACCATTGTAAGGCTTTTGGTTGAATGGAATCTAATAGATCCAGTAGATCCAGATGAATACAAAGAACCACAGATTTCTTTGGCTAGACTTAAAATTATACCACATAAAGAAAAACAAGAATGGCAATTGATACCTAAGTATCACATAGGTAAGTGACCTAAATAGATAAAAGGATTTATACTATGGAATATGTGCAAGCAATCGGTGCTCCTTTTTCTATTAACTTTTCTTCTAATTCTAATCTAAAACCTAAAAATTTTGAATGGACGCAAGAAGACAGTCCAATTAAAGTTTTTATTGATTCTGCTATTCCTCATGGGATAAACTATAGGAAAAAACCAGGTGAGAAAAAAATTGCATGGATCTGCGAATCAAGAGCTATCTTTCATTCTTGGTCAGTACCTCGTAATGTGCTTGATCAACTTATTCCACAGCTTGAAGAGAATTATGATGCTATTTATTTTGCAGATAGGGAATATTGCAAGAAAAGTTCGAAATTTCATTTCTCATTTGCTGGAAGTAACTTACCTTGGGTAAAAGAACATAAAGTTTTTTCGAAATCTAAATTATGTTCTATGTTTGCTTCATCTAAAAAAGTAACTCCAGGTCATGCTTTACGGCATCAAATAGCTGAGAATCTTAAAGGTAAAATTGATATATTTGGTGGTGCTGCCAATACACAAAGAGTTGGTTCAGCAGAGTCACCATGGGATTCAAAATTTCAATATCTTAATGATTATATGTTTCAGATTGTCGTAGAAAATGATAAGTATGAAACTTACTTTACAGAAAAATTAACAGATTGTTTTGCAACTGGAACAATACCTGTGTATTGGGGTGCTCCTGATATTGGTAAGTATTTCAATACAGATGGTATGATAATAATCAATGATCAAATAGATTTAAATTTATTGACATCTGATTATTATTATAGTAAAATAGATGTAATAAAAGAAAATTTTGATATAGTACAAAAAATGCGAGGATCAGATGACATTCTTTATGATCTGATAAAACAATTATGAAAACACCGCTAGTAAGTTTTTTTGCTGATATAGATGGTCGAACATATTATAGCGATCATGCAAAACGATTCATTAAAAATTGTAAAGATTTAAATATTCCTTTTATAATAAGAGAACTTCAATCTAAAGGTGATTATAGATCTAATTGTTTATCAAAACCAAGATTCATCTATGAGATGGCAAGGGAAATTAATATTCCATTTGTATGGATGGATATTGATACGATTATTCACAAATCTCTAGATGTATTTGATGATTTAGCACCAAATTGTGATTTAGGTTTTGCATTTCCAAAAATACCAACAGCAGATGATCCGTCAATGGCTTTGCCAAAAGCATCTCCTATTTTTGTAAATAATACAGCAGCTTCTATTGAATTTTTATATGAATGGATGAAATTATCTGAGCAAGTAAAAAATCAAGATGTTAAATTATTTGATCATGAAGTTTTAGTATCATTGTTTATAAAAAATATTAAAAAAATAAGAGTTGGTTGTTTACCAAAATCATATTGTATATGGCCAGGTGAAGAATACGAAGGTGAAAAGTATATAACAATGGGTTTAGCAGACAGTGAATCTAAACAACAAACATTAAAACAAATGGGATTTGATGATTCTGCTATAAAGTATCAAAGTGTTGGTAATAAATTTATAGAAACTTAATTATGAAATTTTTAACACAATTAAATTCTGGCTGCATAGAAATATGCAGAAATATGTTAAAATCTGCTGAATTCGTTGGTCTGAATAAGGATGATTTTATTATTGCTTGCTTGGATAAAAATGCTTATGAAAATATGAAAGATTATAATGGTGCATTTTTATATGATGATATTGTTTTAAAAGAATATCAAAATTGGTCATTCGATTCAAATAGTACGTTTAGAAAAATAGTTAAAAATAAATGGAAATTAATTAAAGAAATTTATTCTAATTATAAGAATCTTTGTTGGGTTGATACTGATATTGTATTTAAACAGAATCCATTACCAATAATAGAACATAATACTCATATACTTTTTCAATGTGATATTCCTGGTTCATATATTTGTTCTGGATTTATGGTATTTAATGATACAAAAGCGTGTGAAGAATTAATATTTGAGTGTGGTGAAAATACAGAAGAAGATGACCAGATTCTAATTAATACAAAAGTTATAAAATATGCAAATAATTGCAGATTATTAGATCAGGATTTTTTTCCAAATGGTTTTGTCTATTATAAACAAAATAGAAAAAATAAAGCTATTATAGTTCATAATAATCATATGGTTGGAATAGAAGAAAAAATTAGTAAATTTAAAGAAAATAATATGTGGTTTATATGAAAGTAAAAAATCATGAGTCAACAAAATAACAACTTTATAATAAAAGTAATAAGTAGAATATCTTCAAATAGAAGAGAAATGATAGAAAAAAATTTAAAAGGTAAAAATATCCCATTTTCTTTTTTTAATGCAGCAGATAAATCAAATATTACAAGGGAAGATAAGAAATTTAATTATAATAATCTTATTTTAGAATTAAATACAAACATGCCATTTCCAGATGCATTTTCGAATAGAAAATGGATGAAAATAGGAGAAGTTGGATGCTTTTTCAGTCACTATGCATTGTGGGTGGAACTTGTAAATAGTGGTAAAGATGCTTATTTTATCCTAGAAGATGATGCTGATCCAATGTTTAGAGGAGAAGATATTAAGAAATTATTAAATGAAAATTCTTTAAATGGAGTTGATCTAATTCTATGTCAAAGTATTTCTCCTAATTTTCCACGGGGAAAGAAATTATTTAATAATCTTTCAGAAAAATTAGATTTAAGGCTACAAACCAAAACATTTGATTGGGAAACCACAGAAGGAACAACTGGTTATATAGTTACTAGTTCTGGAGCGAAGAAGTTAATAAAACTGGTAGAAACATATCAAATGTTTAATCCAATTGATAATTTTATAGGGAGATGTATAACTACTGGATTAGATACTTTTTTATGTCCAAGATATTTACAAGTAGGATTGAATGAAAATGTACAAACGGAAATACATTATGATATATCTGAAGAAAATGTACATTATATTGAAAATATAAAATTTATGGTTGGATGAATATTATGAAAAACACAAATTTAAGACCAGAAGCATTATATCCTGTATATCCCCCTTATCATCAAGGATTTTATCTAGAAGAATATTTTTTTAATTGGATTAAAAAAAATAATATTAAAATAAAAAGAGAATATATTGATATATTTTGGACAAATATCTATTGCAATGCTGCAAGCAAAAAAAGTCAACTAATTAATATTCAATCTGAATTGAATGAATTGGATCCATCTAAATCATATTTTACAATATGTCAACATGATGATGGACCATTAGAAAATCTTCCAAATAATACTTTAATATTTTCTGCTGGTGGAAATAGAGTATCTGGAAATATAATACCAATACCTCTAATTTGTTCAAAAATTCAAAATGAATTTATAAATGAATCAAAAACATTTTTGTGTTCATTTGTTGGATCGCCAACACATCCCATTAGAAATCAATTGATTTCACAGTGGTTAAATGATGAAGATTTTATTTTTGGAATGCAACAGTATTGGATGGAAACAGTTCCAAAGAAAAATTTATCTTTGTTTAAAACACTAACAAGTAAAAGTAAATTTACTCTTTGTCCTAGAGGATATGGTAAAAGTAGTTTTAGATTATATGAATGTATGCAACTTGGTTCTGTACCAGTTTATATTTCAGATTCTCATTATCTTCCATGGACAGATAAACTTAATTGGTCTGAATTTTGTGTATTGATAAAACCAGATCAAATTTCAAATTTAAAAAATATATTACTTGAGTATTCTGATGAAAAAATTGATAAAATGATTAAAACTGCACAGAATTTGTATCATGATTATTTTTCATTGGATGGAATGTGTAAACAAATAGTTGAAAGAATAAAATGATCCCAAAGATAATTTATCAAACTTGGTATAAAAAAGAACTTCCTGAAGAAATAAAAAAAACAACAAATAAAATGATGGAAGTCAATTATAATTATCAACATTGTTTTTATGATGATCTTGATATTGAAAAGTTTATTTTAAAAAATTTTAACGATGATATCTTTTCTGCATATAAAATGCTAACAATAGGCGCAGCAAAAGCTGATTTATGGAGATATTTGATTTTATATAAAACTGGTGGAGTTTATCTTGATATAGATTCAGTTATATACAATAATTTAGATAATTTAATTATTGATGAAAATGCTATAATTAGTAGAGAAAAAAATTATGGAAAATTTGTTCAGTGGTGTTTAATATATCCAGCAAATCATCCAATATTAAAAATTTGTATTGATAAATGTATTTTTAATATTAAAAATAAAATAACAAATGATATTTTAGAATTAACAGGACCTATTGTTTATACAAAAGCAATCAATGAATATTTTAATGATAATAATTTATATTCAAAACAAGATTTTGAAATTAATAATTTAAAAGAAAAAACAAAAACAAAAATTTATTCATTTGATTATGATGGATATGCTTATTTTAGAAATCCATACTCGGATAGTCTATATACAGATAGACCACATTGGAGAAGTGAACAAATAACAAAAGCGATTGTGAATTAATATGAAACTTGATGTAGATAAAATTTATATTTGCCATTACAATAAATTAATTGAAAGAAAAAAATCAATAACAGATCAATTAAATTATTTTAAATTAAACGATTATCAATTTGTTGAGACTTTCGACAAAGAATCTTTGGAAACAGATGAAATAATTAATAATTTTCCAAAAATTAATAATATAGAAAATAATATGACTCCTGGTGAAAAATCACTAGCATTGAAACATGCATGGATTGTAAAAGATTTTTATAATAAAGGATACTCATCTGCACTAGTATTAGAAGATGACGCAATATTATGTGATAATTTTATAGAGTATTTTAATACTTATAAAAAACAACTACCAGAAGATTGGGATATTGGATGGGTCGGGAGTTGTTTTAATTTAAGGGAACCTCAAATTTTAAATTGTAATATTTATAAAACTGACAGAGGTTCTAGATGCACACATGCATTTTGTATAAGTAAAAATTTTGCTAAAAAAGTACAAAATGAAATTTCAAATATCAATCGTCCATCTGACCATTATTATAATTTTTTAGTTAAAGAATTTTCTTTAAACAATTATTGGTTTCAACCACCACTTGCATTACAAAGTTTAGATTTTTGTTCTGCTTTAAATGAAAATTCAAATCATAAATGGCCTCCTCATTTAATGGGATAATTATATAAAAAAAGGATATACTATGAAAAAATTATTTTTATCAACTTCTAGTGGATTCGATTGGAATACTATTCGACGTTGGAATTTATCAGCACAAAAAACAGAACATGATGTTTGTAATATTTTTTTAAACCCCACTGAAAATTTATTAAAAGATTGTAGCGCAAATAATGTAAATTTTATTTGTCATGGATTACAACAAATCAATAAACCGCCACATAATCTTAGATTTTTATTTCAATACAAATATTTAATGTCTAAATTAAATGATTATTCACATGTAATTGTCACAGATAGTAAAGATGTTTATTTTGCATCAGATCCATTTCCAAAATTACTAGAAATAATGAAAAAAACAAACAAAAAAATAGTATGTGGTAGTGAATCTATTTGTTATAAAGATGAGTTTTGGGGAAATGGAAATTTGATGGAAGGATTTGGTTATGCTTATGATGAATTTAAGAATAATGAAATATGTAATGTTGGAGTTTTATGTGGAGAAATAAAAGCAGTTGCTGATGTTTGTTTATTAATATTCACAATGTGTTTTCATAATCCAGCTAGTGTATCTGATCAATCTTCATTTAATATAATAATGGGGACAGAGTTCGGAAAAAATAATATTGCAATGTCTAGACCATCTGAAGGTTTGATGGTACATCTTGGAACTGTTGGTGTTCAGAAGTTTAGAGAAAGTTTAGTAGAGAAACCAACATGGGATGAAACAAAGATTCCAAATATTAATAATTCTGTTATTCCTATTATACATCAATACGATAGAATAGATACTAGTGGATGGAATTTGATATGAGTGTAGACGCATTACATTTTGTTTATGATAATTTAATAGCAACAGAAAAAGCAATAGAAAGTTTTAGAAAATTTAATCCTCTTTCTACTTATGTTGTTATATGTGACGGGGGGAAAGACTTTTCCACAATTTGTAAAAAATATAATTGTCAATATATTCATTCAGATAAACATATCGGATATCCAAAAATACCATATGGATTTTATTTTTCTGATATGCTAGAATATTTAGATAGATTTAATAAAGCAGTTTATCTTTGTAAAAATAATCATATATTAATAATGGAAGATGATGTTCATATTATCAATAACATCCATGTTAATTTTGAAGACGAAATGTTAGTAACAAAAAATTGTTTGCAAAATTATATAAATCCATCATTATTACATTTTCTTACACAAATTTCAAAATCTCAAATAGATAATTTTTATGGAATGGGTGGAGGAAGTATTTTTAAAAAAGAATCTTTTGATATTGCTTATAAAAAAATGCAACCAATTATAAATGAAAATTTCGAAAAAATGCAAAAAATATATCCAACTATAGGCTGGACTGATTGTATTATTTCTTTTATACTAATGGGAATAGGTAAGCGGCATAAAGTTAATCCTGAATTACATGAACTTACAAGTTGGGGGCAAGATTATACTAAAATTAATTATAATAATATTGATGATTTAATAAAAGAAGGAGTAAGTATTTTACATCATTATAAAAAATACTATAATATTTAAATATGATAAGTATATTTGGCTCTTCTGGATTTGTTGGATCTCATTTTTATAATTTATATAAAAATGAATCTGTAAAAATTTTAAAAAATGAGAATACTCCTATTTCTGGAAATATATTATATTTGATAAGCACAGTAGATAATTATAACATACTGACAGATCCATATCTAGACATCAACACTAATTTAATCAAATTAATTTCGGTATTAGAAGAATGTAAAAAATTAAAACAATCTGGTATTCCTATTGTTTTTAATTTTGTTAGTTCTTGGTTTGTTTATGGAAAAACAGATCAAGTACCAGCCATAGAAAATACAGTATGCAATCCTACAGGATTTTATTCTATAACAAAACATGCAGCAGAAAAGATGTTAATTTCTTACTGTGAAACGTATGGATTGGGTTATAGAATATTACGGTTAACTAGCATAATTGGTCCTGGAGATAAAAAAGCATCACTTAAAAAGAATGCTATACAATATATGATTACTTGCCTTAAAAAAAACGAACCAATAAAGATATATGATGAAGGCTCTAATATTAGAGATTTTATGGATGTAGAAGACTGTTGTAGAGCATTAAAAATTTGTATAGAAAATGCTCCATTAAACGAAATAATAAATATTAGTAATGCGGAACCAAAATCTATAGGAGAAGTATTAAATTATGCGAAAGATAAATTAAATTCTAAAAGTATTATGGAATCTATATCTACCCCAGAATTTCATAAAATTGTTCAGATAAAAAATATGTGGTTAGATAATAAAAAGCTACTATCTTACGGATATACACCTAAAACAACAGTGTTTGAAGCAGTAGATAAAATATTGGAAATTTAATATGATTGAACTAAAGATGAATATTCACAAAGAACAACTTAAAAAAAATATTGAAACAATAATTAAATTAAAAGAAAAAAAGTGGATCGCAGGAAAAGACTGGATTCAATACGCTGGATCATATCTAACAGAAGAAGAATATATTGCAGCAATTGACTGTCTTTTAGATGGTTGGTTTGCTCTTGGTGAGAATGGAGTAAGATTTGAAAGAGATTTTAAAAGTAAATTAGGAAAAGATTATGGAGCACTAACAAATAGTGGATCTAGTGCTAATCTATTGATGGTATCCGCACTTAAATCAAAAAGATTATATAATATACCAATCGGAACAAAGATTATTACGCCTGCTGCTGGATTTCCAACAACAATTAATCCAATTATTCAGAATGGTTTTAAACCAGTATTTGTTGATATTGAATTAGATACTTTAAATTTAAATCTAGATCAGGTAGAAATTGCAGCAAAAAATGGTGCTAAAGTACTAATGTTTGCACATGTTTTAGGTAATCCTCCAAATATGGATAAACTTATGGGGATTGTTGAAAAATACAATCTTATATTGCTTGAAGATTGTTGTGATGCTCTTGGTAGTAAATATGATGGAAAATTACTAGGATCTTTTGGAGACTTTGCATCTTGTTCATTTTATCCAGCACACCACATTACAATGGGTGAAGGTGGATTTGTTGCATGTAATACAGAGCAACAAGAAATTGTAGTTAAAAGTCTACGCGAATGGGGTAGAGGATGTTATTGTTATGGAAAAGGTTCTGCCTGTCTTCGTAATGGAATGTGTAAGAAAAGATTTAGTAATTGGTTATCAAGTTTTCCAGATGAAATTTTTGATCATAAATATGTTTATGAAGAAATTGGTTATAATTTAAAACCACTAGATTTACAAGCAGCAATTGGCCTAGTACAACTTAAAAAGTTAGAAGAAATAATTAAAATTCGTAAGAAAAATTTTGATCGTCTTTATCAAATATTTTCAAAGTATGATAAAGTATTTCATTTACCAAAAGCAACAGAAAAATCAGATCCTTCTTGGTTTGCTTTTCCATTGACAATAAGAGATGGTATATATCTTAAGAGAACTGAATTTACTATGTATCTTGAAGATCATAAGATACAGACTAGAAATTATTTTGGTGGAAATATTCTTCTTCAGCCAGCATATGAAGGAATTTATTCTGGTAATGCAAAAAATGATTTTCCAATATCAACTAAAGTTACAACTGATACTTTTTTCTTAGGAACAAGTCCAGTTATAACAGATGAACAATTAGATTATATTGAGCAAGTTATTACAACATATTTTGAAAAAGCAGACAATATTAGAGTTTAATTATTTTTATGAAAATATTTTATTAGAAACAGTATATAAAAAATACTAGATATATTTTTAATTTAAGAAAAAGTTAATAACATATGAAAACAGTTTTTACAATAACATCAGTAATTAATATACCAGAGTCAATTCGTCCTAATCTTTCTGTATTTGATACAAATACTAGATTTGAACAAACATTAAATACTATAAAATCTATTAAAAATTATAGTCAAAATTCTAAAATATTTTTATACGAAACATCAGATATAACTAAAGAACAAGAAACAATAATTAAAAATGAAGTTGATTCTTTAATTCTTTTAAACGAAGATGACGAAATGCGAGCTAATAGATTTTATTGGAATAAATCTGCTTCAGAGTGTCTTCTTTTACATAAAATGTGGCAAGATCCAAGAATAAATGAATTTGATTTCATTATGAAAATGACAGGAAGATATGAAATAACAAAAGAATTTGATCCTTGGTATTTTACTGAAAATAACATCGATAAAGTTATAACAAAAAAAAGATTTACAAATGGTGCAGATTATTGGTTTGGAACACAGTTATTCGGTTTTGGTAAAAAATTATTACCAAGAATGGTAGATCATACATTAAATTCTTTTAATTTTTTAATTAATTTAAAAGGTTATATTGATATAGAACATATAATTTTTTCCGAATTAACTGAAAACCAAATAATAGAAGTAGATACTATAGGATGTAAAGGATACATAGCTCCTCTTGGAGAGCTTAGATATTTTTAAAATAGATTTAACTTTTTTTATTTTTAATGGTATATAGTTTATGAAATATTTAGTCACTGGTTCGTGTGGTTTTATAGGATCAAATCTTGTTGATATGCTAATATCACAGGGGCATGAAGTAGTTGGAATTGACAATCTTTCTTCTGACGCTCATGATAATTTCTATTATAACGATAAAGCAATCTATTATGAACACAACATCACTGATTGTGTAATGTGTTCTGATATTTTCAATCGACATAGACCTGATAAAGTTTTTCACTTGGCAGCAGAGGCTCGTATACAGAACTGTATAAATGATCCTAGTAAATGCATGGAAACAAATGTTCTTGGGACAGAAATTATGCTTTCTCTTTCCAAGAAATATTCAATTAATAGATTCGTATTTATGAGTACATCTGCAATATATGGAATGGGTAATGCACCAAATGTTGAATCAGATATACCAGATTGTTTAAATGCATATTCATTTTCAAAATTTTTTGGAGAAAATTTATGTAAAATGTATTCTATGAATTATGGTTTAGATACAGTATGTTTTCGTGGATTCAACATCTATGGTAATAGAATGCCAAGTAAAGGACAATATGCTCTAGTTATTGGTATATTTAAAAAATTATTACAAGAAGGTAAATCATTAACCATAACAGGAACAGGAAATCAAAGTAGAGATTTTATTCATGTAGATGATGTATGCAGAGCTTTGATTAGTGGAGCAGAATCACAAGAATCTCAGATTGGATGTATTTATAATGTAGGAAGTGGTAAAAGTATTACAATAAAAACTATTGGTGATATGATGAAAAAGAAATATAATAATAAACTCCCATATACATTTATTCCGAGTAGAGAAGGTGAAGCAAAAAGCACAGAAGCGAATATTGAAAAAATAAAAAATAAATTAAAGTGGGAACCAACAATAGAAATAAGTTCTTGGATAAACGAAAAAATATTTTAATAGTTATATAAATATAATAAAAGGTTTTTAATATGCATAAACTATGCCTCTCAATGATCGTAAAAAATGAATCTCATATTATTCTTGAATGTTTAAATTCATTGTATAAAGAGATTGACTATTGGGTTATCGTAGACACAGGCTCTACAGATAATACAAAAGAAATTATAACAAATTTTTTCAAAGAAAAAAATATTCCAGGTGAACTCCATGAAAGACCGTGGGTATCATTTGGACACAACAGAACAGAAGCATTAGATCTATGTAAAGGAAAAGCAGAATATGCTTTTATGATCGATGCCGATGATTATCTCGAAGGATCTTTAAAATTTAATCCACATCCTAGTGTAGATGGTTATGTTCTTAGAATGGGGCGAGAGGAGTTTTCGTGGTGGAGAACACAGATCTATAAATTAGAATCTAACTGGAAATATATCGGTGTTCTTCATGAGTATGCTCAATGTGAAAAACCAAATCCAGTAATGACAAAACTGGAAGGTAATTATAGAGTTGTAGCAAGAACAATGGGTGCTAGAAATCTTAATATAACCCCCATTGAAAAATATTCTAAAGATGCAGAGGTTTTGGAAAAGGCTCTTGAAACAGAACCTGGAAATATTCGATATCAGTTCTATTTGGCACAATCTTATTTTGATTCTCAGCAATGGGAAAAGGCAGAAGCTGCGTACATGAAGCGTATCGATATGGGTGGTTGGCAAGAAGAGATTTATTATTCATTATATCGTGTGGCCATTTGTAAGAGCATGATGAACCGTGAATGGATAGAAATTCAACAGGCATTCATGGAAGCATACAACTATAGACCAATTCGCGCGGAGCCACTTTTCCATATTGCCCAGATTTATAGAATGAAATTCAATAAACCAGCCTTGGCTTATATGTTTGCTAAAATGGCAGCAGAAGTGTCATATCCAGCAAATGATATTCTCTTTGTTCCAGACATAATTTACAAGTTCGGTATTTTGGATGAAGTGGCTTCTACAGCATTTTATGCAGGACAACCGCTGGTTGGTCACGCGGCCTGTATGAAATTGCTAAAGGAAAATCGAGTTCCACAAGCAGAATTGGAGAGAGTTCAAGGAAATTTAAGACAATATGAACAAATATTGGCTCAAATGCAAAAAGAGGCCCATGAATATCAAAATAGTAAAAACATTCCAGAAAAAGTAGAAAAAAAGAAAAAATATAAAGAAAAAAGGAAATAATTTTCGATCCCCCGTTGAGGGGGATTTTTTTATAAATATAATATATTATAGGAGAAAATATGTCTAGAACATTTCCGGCAGAAGTACAAATCACAAATCCGAAAGCCATGTTTACTGTTGGTCACATAGGAGCAACAGCGAATATATTTACAGAAATTAATACTCACGTATCCGGGGCTGGTTCAACTGCCTCTGATGTCACTCTAAATGATGGTGTTCTTGTTAAAAATATTGGACCAAATCCAATCGCTGTTAAGTATACTACCCTAGATCATGGTGCAAATACTGGTTTTAGACTTACTGAATTAGATCAAGTCTTAATTGAAACCAGCAGCCTTTCGAGTATTCTCGTTAAGAATATCACCACTTCAGCAGGAATTACATTTAGCGTATACGCAAACTGAGGTAAAACATGCCTATTGGCCCAAGAAGAATAGAAAATATAATACGAAATTTAAACCCAAAGGTATTTTTCTCAAATACTTTGACATCTGAGGCTGATAGCTTTGTTCATATTGGTACAAATACAGTATTAAATGAACAAATAACACCTCAGTATGGATTCTTAATTAAAAATATATCATATGGTTCCGCTCCATATTTTTATGTGAAATATTCAGATTTAAATCACGGAGCCAATGATGGATTTTTATTAAATTCTGGAGAAAGTATATTTTTGGAGTGTAAAGACTACTCAAAAATACAAGTCAAAAGAGCACCATCTACTACTCTAAACGTAGAAGTAATAGGATACTAAATGTCTAGAAATTCAATTTTAATCGATCCAATTCATAATCCAATTGTAATGGCTACCGTTGCTATTACTAATGTAAATTATACTAGTATTACCGATATTGTGAGTGGGATTTCTACCGCAAATTTAAAAAATGGTGTTTTATTAAGAAATTATGGTTTCGGTAATGTTACGATTTATAATAGTACAGCAAAAAATAGACAAAGAGAAATTAATCTTATCCCAGATGAAAGTATCTTTATAAATTTATCAAATATTGGTAATATTCAAATTAAGACAAACTCAGTATTAGGTTCCACTATTGGTATTGTTGCAAACTAAAGGAAAATAAATGGCAGCACCCCCACCCCCACCACCAACCACAGGCAAAGGCGCAAATATCGTATCTGGTAAAGTCAATCCTTATATTGGAATGACTTATTATGGCTCTGATGCCATAACACCACCTCTTCTAACAACTTCCAACACAATTACGTACAACGGATTCAGTTGGACGCTCAGTGAAGGTGTTACCACTGGTAGATTTATTTCTGGTGAACCTTTTATCGTTATTCCAGCTGGTGGTGTTACTGTTCAGGCCATGAGCTATACTGATAGCCGAGGCACATTCTCATGCCCAGCACTAGTGAAAGGTTTTACTTCAGCCGAAACACAAGCGGCTAATGGAGATGGGTTCACCTTCTGGATCAACGGATTCATGAAAAATCCGGTTCCTTGGTATGAACAAAGAGAATTTGGTTGGGTCGGATTTACATACTTTAATTGGAACTATGATGAAAGAGCAGCCTCTGGCTGGCCAGATCGAAATAAGCCATTTGACCCATCCCACAATAAATATATTCCTAAGAATCCTTTTAGTGGTTTCCAATTCTTGCCTACTAAATTAGTTCCTGGTGATGTTTTAGTAACTGGTAAGTCTAGTTTCAACGGAGATTGGACAAAAATGGTTAAACCTCAGCCAAGAAATATTTATATTTCTTGGACAGAGCCAGATGCAAATAAATGTATGATGGAAAGATATGGTATCTTAACTACTCTATCCACACCACCAACATATGCTGATTGTTATCGCCCACCAGTTTTCTGGAATGGTGCATCTTTAACAAACCGTCCAATATTCTATCGACATGATATGGTCAATAGACCAGACGATTACTTGATTCCTCTATCTGGAAAAACTGTAAAAGGTCTAGATATAGTTCCGAATTCAGAACAAATTCAAGCTGAAATTTCAGAATGGAATAATTTTGTTAATACAAAATGGAATTCTTCATATATGCCATATTGGAGTAGTACCATATACGAAGCTGTTGGTCCTGTGCATGATTTATATAATGGTGATGTAAGTGATGTTGGTAAATCACCTTATGGTGGATATTCAGCCAAAGTAATGGATAAAATGGCTCAAGCTGCTTTTGCTGGCTGGGTCACTAAAGAAAATCGTAAGAAAGCATTAGATAAAATAACCCAATTTGGTATAGATTCTTGGGGTCTAATTAATGCTGGTGGTATTGCGTCTGGTAACGGTGGACACCAAACAGGTAAAAATAGACCATGGAATGTTTTATTGGGTTGGCTCTATAATAGAAATGACATAACAAACTTTCACACAAACGCACAATTTTTGAATAGATTATCTGAGGGATTGACCGGAAACCTTAGTGTTGCAAATGCAACAAAATTAATGCCGTTAGATTATTATTATAAGGCTTTAACATGTCAAGATTATTTGCAGCGAACTAAGTTGTTTGGTTCTTCTGTAGCAGATCTTCAAGGGTTTACTGGTGCTAAAGCAACTGACCCAGGATTAACTTTATATCACGGTTTAACATCACCTAGCTTGCATCCATCGGCTCAGGGTAGAGGTTGGTTATATAAAATTAGTGGTATTTCTGGTGCTTATGGTTATACTATTAATAATATTAAGTTGGGTGGGCAAGAAGTATTTGGTTCATTTGCTGTTGTTGTTGCTGATAGAAATTATGTTTCTAGATTGAATGCGCTTGGACCAAAATCAGAAAAACCACTACCAGCTAAACTACCTCCTGTGGCTGATTCAAATAATAATTTAGTAAATAGATGTTTTACCGCTGATGCTGACGTTGAAGCATATTGGGGATTTGAATCTTCAAACTTTAGAGGTGCTAAACTCAAAATAGTTTCTGGTGCTGGATCTGGTCCAACCGTTTATACAATTATTGAAGCAGCTAATGTTTTTGCTAAACGTGATGAAGTCGCCAGAGATGATGTTGAAGAGGCTGAATTGGCAGCCTATACTGGAGTATCTACATTAAGATATGCTAATTTTACTTTAGATAGAGATTTCCAGAATGGAGTAATTGATAATACTTCTGTATTTGAAATTTATCCAATGGAACCAACAGCGTCATCATATTCGTTCAGTGCTGGTTGTTGGTTTAATAGTTTGAAATCTTACGGTACTACTTTATTCGGTGGCGAATTACAGCCAGTTTATGTAACTAGAGCATATAATAATATTTCAGATGAAACTGTAATGAAACATGCTGCTTTGCAGGATTGGTTGGGAATTACACAAGATCAATTTTTAATAGATTATATTAAATATCAATATTTTAGCAATGAATTAACTTCTGTACAAAAGCTAGAAAAAGTAATTGGAGGTGCTTATGTTGGTGAAATATTTGATAAAAAGAATATTTTAGGTGGTTTAATGGTTAGTTCTGGTCTTGGTCTTACTGGAGATCAATTCTTCCCAACGACTATAACAGGACTTTCTGGACAATCTGATAATGATCCAGCTTTCTCGTTAGACGGTATTACATTAGAATTTATTCCAAGACAAATAGATTCTTATAAAGTATTTGGTGGTAGTGGTGTTACCTACACAGGTTTCGGTGCTACTTATACAGAACCTATAACTCCATTTAGAATTTATGCTATAATTGATGATAAGTTGTTTATTGACAAGGCACAACCAGGTTTATATAACCTCATGGATTCATTGAAATTAAAATATGGTCCATTCTTGTCTAATAGACTAATTATCACACCGGAAACAAATACAGATCCAGCTAGTGAATTTATAGATCAAATTGCAATTATAGATTTTGGACAGGCTAGACTTCAATCTGCTTTGACTGAAGTAACAAGATCTACAAAATATGTCAAAGAACTTCCTTCCTTCCAAGAAGCAGCAGCAAATTCTACAATGATAAAAGCATCATTTGTTTCAGATAGATTTGCAATGGCTGGAGCGGCTGGTATTCTGCCGAACTTCACAGAAACTAGCAAGTTAGTTTCTACTCATGGTATGGCTTCATTGAAGAGAACAAATGCACTGAATCAAAATGAAGTGACACTTGTATTACCAATAGATACTCAAGTAGAAAATAACGATTTATGGTATTGTATTTCAAGCCCAACCATAGGTAGTGCTAATACTGATATGGCTGAAGAATATAAGTATAGTAATTGGGTTCAGATTTCTGAATATGCTATTAGCGGAAATGAACTAACATTCACCATTCCAAATCTACATAACGGATCGTTAACACCTAATTATACTTCAACTACTGATGATAAATTAATATTCTTCAGATATTTGGTGAATAAGCAAGTAACACCACAACAATATTATCCTGTAAATGTTCCTTCACCGGGTGGAACCGCAGTATCACCATTTAATAATACTAATTATAGTGGTTGGAACAATAATGATATCGTTAAGCTTTATAAGATAAATCAGATTAAGACAAACAATGCTTCTAATAGCGATGGTTATTTAGTATACCAGTTTAGTAGTAGTGGATCTTCTGGTGACTATCGTAGATTAGCATATAATCACTTCAGAGTATGGCATAATAATTTTTATGAATATGAAAATGCAAAAGGCTTTGATGCATTTACTACATTCATACAAAATGATTTAGGTCAAAACGAACCTTACATTTATCATTTAGATCGTTATAAGTATAACGACTTCTTTACTCTGAATAGTGTTCAGTATTACTCACCAAAGAATGACGAAGTAAACGTCAGTATAATTGAAAGTGATGTTGGACCAAATGAACAATTCTATAACAAATATATTCATGGCCAGACATTGGTATTCCATATGCCATTAGTACCTCAAACACTACTATGGGCCACTGGGGTTACGACTTAATTAAAAATAGGAAAAATAAATGGCAGTACCACCACCACCACCACCAACTCCAGGCAAAGGCACAAATATTGTTTCCGGTAGAACTAATCCATATAGTAATACTTTTTCTACAGCACCTACCATATACAATAGTTCAATAACACCAGTAACTTATAATGGATTTCAGTGGAGTTTTAATGCTGGTGTCTCTTGGGGTAGATTTATTTCAGGTGAGCCATTTATTATAGTACCAGCAGCTGGTGTTAATGTCATTGGTGTTTCTTACGAAGGTCATAATCTTCCTAGATTAGTAACTGGATTTACTTCAGCAGCAGGGCAAGCTTCTTTACAAGGTATTACATTTTACATAAGTGGTTCTATGAAGAATCCTCCTGCTTGGTGGGAACAAAGAGATTTTAATTTTACAAAGACTGTTTTAGGGGCAACTGTACATTATTGGAATTATGATGAACGAATTTGTGCAAATTCAATAGAAAGAAAAGGTGATGTTCTGGTTAAGGGATCTGGGATGTTAAATAACCATGTTCCTTTTAGCGAATTCCTTTTCTTCCCCATAGGATTATCTGCGGGGGATAATTTAGTTACTGCAAAATCATCATTTAATAGTGATCCAAATTTATCCACTCAACCACAAGGAACCAATAAATATGTAAGATGGACAAATCCTGAAATGAGCAGAATGTGCATTGAAAAATATGCGATTCTTACAGCTCTATCAGTAGGCCCAACATATTCAGATTGTTATAGACCACCAGTTTTCTGGAATGGTGCATCATTATCTTCCAGACCTCTTTTTTATCGTAGAGATATGGTAAAAAATACTGAAAGTTATGTTACACCGAGTATAGAAGTTGACATAAAAGGATTTACATTAAATTATGAATCAGAAAATATTATAATTGAACAAGATAATTGGAATAATTTTGTAAATGAGATGTGGATTTCTAGCCACATTCCATATTATAGTGGCCCGTCACACCAAGTAGCAGTTTCTGCTTATGATTTATACAATGACAAACCAGAAACAACAAAAGCTGGTTATATGGGAACTGGTGCTAAGATAAAAGATCAGATGATGCAATCTGTTTTTGCGCCATGGGTAAGTTCGGCAAATCGTAAAAAAGCACTTGATAAAGTAACACAGTTTGCCATAGATTGTTGGGGTATTCCTAATGCTGGTGGTATATTCAGTGGTGATGGTGGATATCATGCTGCGGCGGCTCATCCATGGATTGTTTGGTTGGGATGGTTATATAATCGCTCAGACATGATTAAATATTATAATGGTGCTAAGATTCAAAATAGACTTGGTGGAGTTTATGTTGGTCCTGGTGTTAATAATATTGCTTATGGCTATACTGGAAATTTTGCAACTAATATAGCTTCTACATTAGTTCCTCTTGATTTTTATTATAAATCATTATTAAGTCAAGATTATAGCCAAAGATATAAATTCTTCGGAGCATCAATAGCAAATAAACAAGGATTTACTGGATTTGTTTCAAGTAATTCTGAAATTTCTTTATATCATGGATTAACATCAGCATCAATATCACCTTCAGGGGCCTGTGGATTTGGTTGGTTATATAAGGAAACAGGAATTTCTGCTGCATATTCATATACCTTATCAAGTATTGACATTAAAGGTCAGATAATTCCTGGATCATTTGGTGTAGTAGCAGCTAATAAAGATTTTGTTTTTAGATTGAATGGATTGGGGCCAGGTTCAGAAAAACCACTTCCAGCTAAATTACCATTAGTAACAAATTCTTCTGGTAATTTGCTAAATAGAGCTTTTACAAATGATGATGACTGTGGTAGTTACTGGGCATTCGATTCTGGATCAGTAACAGGTCTTAAATTAAAAATAACTAATGGACCTGGTGCTGGAAATACTGCATATAGAATATTAGCAACATATAATAATTTTCTTAATAGAGGAAAAGTAACAGATGAGGGTGATGAAGAAGAAGAAACAACAAATAATCTAGGTGTTGTAGAACAATTACAATATGCATCATTTATTTTAGATCGTGATTTTGATATAGCCCCACCAACATCGGAATCCACTTTTAGTATATACCATGCAGATAATGATGAAACTAATTATGGATTTGTTGCTGGTGGTTGGGCCAGAGATTTAAAAAATTTAGGTATTACTAAATTTGGCAGTGAACTACTAACAGTATATCAACAACCAACATATAATAATATAGCAGATGAGGCAATAATTAAACATTACTCATTGCATAACTGGTTGGGTATAACAGAAGATCAATTCTTAATAGATTATGTAAAGGGTGTATACTTTAATAATGATATTCCATCATATACAAGAAGAGAAAAAATTATTGGTTCTGCATATGTTGGAAGTATAGTTGACAATGGTAATAAACTTGGTGGTGCAATAGTTGCTAAAATGTTAGGCATCAGCGGTGAGCAATATGTGCCATTATATGTTGATGATTTGGGTGGGATAGGTGATAATGATCCATCACAACCAATAGATAACCTTAAAATTGAATTCATTCCAGAGTACATATCAAATTATGTTGTTGACGGTGGATCGGGTAAAACCTATTCTGGTTATGGATATGTGTTTAGTGAACCACAAACAATACTTAGAATAGTAGCTATTATAGATGATAAATTATTTACAGAAGTAAATCAACCAGGTTTGTATAATTTAATAGCTGATTTAAAAATACAAACAGGACCATTTTTATCAAATTCTTTACTTATTGAAGAAAGAGAAGATGAAGATATATATCTTGATCGCGTATCATTTATAGATTATGGTAAATCACGTGGTAATGCATTAGATGTTGTATATAAAGATACTTCATATATAAGAAAACCAATTGATTTACAAAGTTTGGCCGTTGCTGGTAAAACTGCCGAATTTAAATTTATCACTAACAGATATGGAATGGCTGGTGCGGTTGGAATAATTCCATATCCAGGTAATTATTGTAAATTGTCTTCATCTTATGGTATGTACTCTCTTACAAGAGGTACTGCAAAAGATGAAAATAAATTTAGAATAAATTTAGATACCCAAGCTAATAATACATCAATTGATACAGAGAATTTATATTATTGTATTGCTTCACCAAGAATTGGTACTAATCAATTTGATATGGCCGAAGAATATATTTATGATAATTGGAAAAAGATAGAAAATTCAACTCTTACAGGAAATGAAATAATTTTTTCAGATCCTACTATTCCATTTGGCAGTGTAAATGGATTTACATATGGAAGTGATACAACAGATAAACTTATATTTTTTAAATATATTATTGATAAATCATCTGTTGTTCTACCTTATTCAGCAGTAGAAGTTATTCGTCAACCAGGAATTACTAACCTTAGTCAAGATAGAAATAGAATACAGTCAAGTACAATTTTAAATTGGGCAACAAATCCAATTAATACTATTCATAAAATACAACAAGTGATTATTAAAAATAGTGCTGGTAATGATGGTGTATTTGATTTTAAAATAAATGGATCAACAACCAGCACTACTGATTATAGAGCTATTGCATATAATAATTTTAGAATATGGAATAATAATTATTCTGATATAGAAAATGCTACAGGCTTTAAATTATTTTCAACATTTCAACCAGATGCAGTTGGAAATAATATAGATACCGATTTTTTTGGAAAACTATTTGGATACAATGCATTCATAACAGATACAAACGGTGTTAGGTATTATTCACCGAAAAGTAATACTTTTTCAATTCCAGTTTTAAATGGTGAGCCTGGAAGTGGTGTTGGATTCTATGATTGGTTTATACACGGACAGACTATGAATGTTTATATGCCTCTATACCCACAAACATTATATTATATCACATCATAATAAAAATACCTTGAATACAAAAACCGTGGGAGAAATTCCACGGTTTTTCTTTTATAAATATTCATAATGCCATTTAATTTTCCATTAAATCCATCTTCAGGTGAAATATACTCATTTGGCGATATGGCATGGTCATATAATGGATATGCATGGAGAAATTTAGGAAATCACGTTGGTGGTGCTTTTTATTATCAGCAAAATCCACCCACTGGTATTACATTTGGTACTCGTTGGATGGATTCTGATACTGGTGTTGAATATATTTACATTAATGATGGAAATAGCTCACAATGGGTACAACCTACTAATGATGGATCATCAACAGTAATTCACGCTACAAATATAGTCATTGGTGCTACCTATGCTGCCACGATATCTGATTATTATATTGGGGTTAGTTATTCTGGAACTGCTGGTATTGTTCTTCCCTCAAATCCAGAAACGGGAAGAATGATCGTTGTAAAAGATGAGTCTGGATATGCTGGAGATCCTTATAAGTACATCGTTATAACTGGTGCTACAGCATCTGATACAATCGATAGACAATCATCAGCAACAATAAATATCAATAACGCATCTCTGCAATTTATATACAATAATGGATGGAGAATCATATGAGTTATCTATTTAACGATAAAGTTGGTTTTAAGGATAATGCTGTTGACGCATTCAATCGTCTTAAAACTTCAAATCCATTCACTCTATTCGATTCTCAACATCGATATGCCATGAATGATAAATGGGATACTTTTGGAGTTACTGGTGGAACTGCAAATTATATTTTGAACGAAAGTGCCATAAATCTGGTAGTTGGAACGACTTTAGGATGTAAAGTAACAAGAGAAACAAAAAGAGTATTTGCATATCAACCAGGAAAATCATTATTGGTTCTGAATACCTTTGCACTGAATACGCCCAAAGAAGGATTAATTCAAAGAGTTGGTTATTTTGGCATTACTGGTGGAGCAACATCTGGTGTTCCGTATAATGGAATTTATCTTCAACAAAATGGACTTACATTATCTTTATGCTTGGCAAGTGGATCTTTAAATTCAATAACAACTGTAAATCAATCAGATTGGAATACAGACAAATTTAATGGGTCTGGTGCATCTGGAAGACTTTTAGATGTTACGAAGGGAAATATCTTCTGGATGGATATTGAGTGGTTAGGTGTTGGAGATGTCAGAACAGGATTCATTGTTGATGGTAAACCAATAATTGCACATACTTTTCACAACGAAAATATACATTCAACAACATACATGACCACCGCATGTCTTCCCATAAGATATGAAATTTTCAATGGAGCAACAACTGCATCGTCTAGTACGATGAAACAAATATGCTCAACTGTAATGAGTGATGGTGGGTATGAAGGGTTCAGTAGAAGATATAATGTCACTCATAGCGGAGTTACTGCACATACGCTGACGACGGCAGGGGTGCAAACTCCTATGGTTGCTCTGCGTTTGCCATCCAACAGATTAGATGCAATCGTTATTCCAGCGAATGTAAGTGCAGTTCTTGAACAACAAACATCACCAGCAGCCCCAGATACAGTTCAATATAGAATCTTATTGAATCCAACATTGACTGGTGGAACATGGAGTACGCACTTTAATGGAAATGTCGAATACAATATTACAGCAACTGGTGTCTCTGGTGGGGAAGATATTATTGGTGGATACATTAGTAGTTCTGGAAGTTTGGATATTAATAATGTCAATGAATTCAATTTTCAATTGGGTAGAACTCAGAAGGGTGTGAGTGATACATTTGTTTTGACATTAACTCCAGTGAATAATGGAGCGAGAGTTTATACTGATCTCTCATGGTTTGAACTTATATGAGTTAAAATATGCCATTAGATTTTCCAACATCACCTGTATTAAATCAATTATACACATTCGGGGGAAAAACCTGGAAATGGGATGGTGCTGGTTGGATTTCTTATAACATAGGATTAGTTGGTCCATATGTGATTTCTATTAATGGTATTACTGGTGCAATAGGAATTACCGCAGGAAGCAATGTAACGATCACGCAGAGCGGAAATACACTCACCATTTCCTCAAGTGGAAGTGGTGGGGGTGCTACTGGTACCACAGGCGCAACAGGTGCTACTGGTGCAATCCCAACAGACTATGTTTCTTCGTTCAATGGCTCTACAGGAGCAATCTCGTTTATAAATTATGTTTCTTCGGTCAATGGGAGAACTGGTGCTGTAACCATTTCTCCTGCGGGATCGACAGGATACATCCAATACCATACAGGAGCAGGGTTCTCGGCAGACGATGGATTGTTCTATACCTCAGATACAGAAACCCTGACAATCGGAAGTGCCAGTAGACGCATTGAGATTGTCCCAGGTGCTGACAACTTCGTTTCTGCAATTGGAAACTCAAAACTCCGACTCACTCAGAACGGGGGTAATGAAATCACCATTGGTGACTTTGATGGAACCTATGGCGGAAACAACACTTATCTTGAAGTATATGACCAAAACAGTACGGTTTCTATCTTCGCAACGAACTTTAATTGTCAAGCCGCGACAGTCATGCCCTTTGGTCTTTCGGCAAGTTCCCTGTTCGTATCTACAGGTGCAACATTCGATCAGTATGTGAACCTCAAGGGTGGACTACAAATATCTGGTTCTAGTGGGACGAATGGGCAAGTATTGACAAGCACTGGATCTGGTATCACATGGGCAACTGCAAGTTCTGGTGGTGGAACAAAAACATATGAAGTATTTACACCATTACATAATCAACCACCAGCATCTAATTATGCTACTGTTGATACTCGTAATTCAATAATGGTTCTTGAATTTGATGCTGCCACAGATGAGTCTGCTGTATTCGTTGGTGTTATTTCAGAAGCAGCATCACTTGGAAGTGGACTAAAAATAAGAATACATTGGATGGCAGATACTGCTACATCAGGAACTTGTAGATGGGGTGTTCAAATTGAAAGAATGAATACAGATGAAGATTCAGATTCATTTGATACTGCCGCTACTGCGGGATCTACAACTAATGGTACTTCTGGTATTATAACAACAACAGAAATTACAATTACCACAATAGACTCTGTTGCTGCTGGTGAACCGTATAGACTGAAAGTTTTTAGAGATGCTGACGGAACTTCTGGTACTGATGATATGACAGGTGATGCCCAACTCGTTGCCGTTGAGGTAAGGAGTGCTTCATAATGGCATATAACTTTATAAACTTTGATGGAAATGGCACAGACTATATTCAAGGAACAGCGTCTTTATTTACATATCCATTTACAATAAATTTCTGGTTCTATCCAACAATTCCTGCTGCTGTTGGAACCTTACAGATGTTTGTGATTCACAATACCACCGATAATCAAAGACATACTATACAAATAAACACAAGCACTACTAGACTTGTATATAACGCATTTACAACAGCAAACGCTCTAGCGACATCAACAACTAGTTATACAACTAACGCATGGAATATGGCAACTGCCGTAGGTACATCAGCAACTAGTAGAACAATATATTTAAATGGAGGTAGTAGTGCTACCAATACAACTTCTAGAGCAATAACTACTCCTACTAGATGGTTAGCAGGAGCAAATTATAATGGTAGTATTGTTCCCATATATGAAGGTAGGATATGTGAAATTGGAATATGGAATGAGGTACTTAGTGCATCAGATATTGCATCTCTTTATAGAGATCAAAAAGCATCACTTATAAAACCACAAAATCTAAAAGTTTATGTGCCTCTAATACGAGATATAAAAGATGAACGAGAAGCAACATCTTCTATTTCAAGCACTATTTCAGACACAACTATAGAATCACATATAAGGAGATATGGATGAGTATCTATGCACATGTCTATAATAATGAAATAATTGAATTTAAAGAAATAGATGATGCACTATATCAGTCTTGGGTTGCTTCTGATAATCCAAAAAAAGATGCATATCGAATAGTATTATATGCAAATCAACCTTCTGTTTCTTCAACAGAAACGGTTGATGAGTCTTTTACGATCAGCAAGAACTCGGTTCAACAAGTGTGGACTGTACGAAACAAGACTGCTGACGAACTGAGAAAAACGTGGACTGCTTACGAGTTCCTTCTCAGGTTTACACCGCAAGAAAGATCAGCGTACAGACAAGCAGCGCAAACGAATGACATGGTTGCAGATTTTATGTCACTAGCACAAGCAGCGCAGGAAATAATTTCAGACGATCCTATTACTATACAGGGAATGGATTATCTAGTTGCTATTGGGTTGCTTACACAACAAAGAAGAGATGAAATTTTATCATAAATAATACGGAGATATTATGCCAGCATCAAGATACGATATTTACGCAGAACAAGGATCTACTTTTAAACTGCATTTACACTACAAATATTCTGGTGGAACTGGTATTGATTTGTCAAACTTTACTGGTGCTATGCAAGTTCGTAGATCATCAAAAGACGATCAGGTAATATTATTCTTTACAGATAATGGAGTTACTGGTGGTGGTATAACTGGAGAATTTAATATTGGATCTGGTATTGCTGGTATCGGCGGAATTAGTTTTAATACATCAATAGCTGGTGAAGGTAGTTACACTGGTGGTATTTTTATTCGTGCTGATGCCACAACTATGAAAAATACACCATATGGAAAGCATTTTTATGATCTTGAATTAACAAATAGTCTTGGAGAGGTTCAAAGACTAATTGAAGGAACTTTTGAAATATCAAGAGAAATTACGAGATAATTGATGGCATCAGATAATCCAATAATAGTTGTAACTAATATTAAAGGTACGGAGACTACAATATCTCCGAACAATAATACAAATATTATTCCATCATCTCAGACCACGACAGTAGTCCAAGCATCAAGTCTTGGTATTGCAATCGCTGGACCACAGGGAATTCAGGGTGAGCAAGGTGATACAGGACCAACTGGTGCTACTGGCCCCACTGGTCCTACTGGCCCAACGGGACCAACTGGTGCTACTGGTTTAGATGGTTTGTCTGGATATGGATATACTGCGGCTCAAGTAATTGGTGATTATCTTTATATCTCTCAGGTAAATCCAGATGGTGTGATTGGTTCTCAATATTCAATAGGATTTGTTCGAGGAAATACTGGATCAACTGGAGCAACAGGGCCAGTTGATTTTTATGTGAGAACCTTAGAAGGTATTTCTGGAAATATTGATTTATATCCAGGAAGAGCCATGTCTATTGGTGCATGTGGTCCAGATTATATCATATTTAGTGTGAATAAAGCACAATTAAATAAATCATATAGCGATTCTTCTGCTGGTGTTGCTGTTTTTGATTCTGATGATTTTAGAATTGCTGGAGATGGAATCGTAAGGTTAAATAAAACAACACTTAAAGCACAATCTGGTAATTTTTCATCTGCTAGTGATTTTTCTGTTACATTCCGTGGTGGTACAGGTCAGGCAATATCTACACAGATAAATGGTGGAGATTTATATTTTAATATTTCAAGAGCAACAACTGGTGTTTGCGGTGTTGCTTATTATGATTCTTCTGATTTTAATATAGCAGGTGATGGTAAAGTAACATTAAATGGTGCGGTTAGATCATTAAATGGTGCTACTGGTCATGTTCAAATACCAATAGTTTCTTCAATTAATGGTGCTACTGGAATTATTTCTATAATTGGCGGAACTGGAATTTCAGTTTCTGGAAATACTGGCAATTTCACTATAACAAATACTGGTGTAATATCAATCAATGGTGCTACTGGTGTTGTTACAAATATTAATGCTGCTACATCTACAATAACAAACACTAATAGTTCGACAACATTTTATCCAACATTTGTTGGTGGAACTGGTAATACTGGATTTTTCATAGATGCAGTAACTACGCCACTTTCATACCAGCCATCTACTGGAGCAATAACCGCAAGATCATTCAGTGGGGTGTTTTCTAGTAATTCTGCTGTTATTTCAGCAGTTGATCCATCTATTTTCATTACTGACGGAACAGACACAATAAGCACAACTCCTGTTTCATTGGAAAAATTTGGACCAAACAGTTTTACTTTTTCTAGTAATGGAATTATACTACAATCTGGTGCTTCAACCGGAATAACATTTACTAATAATCTTGCTACCTATGCTTACGGTTTCCCCCGTGTAAATGGCACAAGCGGTCAGGCAATGCTCACCGATGGAGGTGGTCAACTCTATTGGGGTACGGTTGCAAGTAGTTCTTCGTCTGGTGTAATATCATTGAACGGATTAACTGGTATAGTTGGAATTTCTGCTGGATCTAATATTACAATTACTCCAAGTGGAAACACACTTA